GTACAGGTCCTCCATCAGGTACATCCTCAGGCCACGCCTCTTGCACTTGTCGTAGTAGTCCACGTCCACGTGGAAGAAGCTGTCTGTCTTGAAGCCGCCAACCATCTTCCAGGCAGCCTTGCTCGTCATCATGAAGAATCCACTGAACCGGCAGCCGCGCGTCTCGGTGTGGTCGCGTATGATACCTGCCCGCGTCTTCCACAGGTTCCTGGCGAACTCACGGTGATAGTTCATGTCGAAGTTCTCAGGGTCGACACCAGGAGCGACCTGTGTCTTGCAACCGATGCGATTCGTGAAGCAGGTGACCAGGCCGGCGCGGTCGCTCACACGGTCGATGGCGCGGCAGCAGATCTCATGCCACCGCGGGTTCATAATCATCACGTCGTAGTCCATGAGGATTGCCCAACCGTCCTCAGGCAGCCGCTCCATCTCGCGGTTGTACGCGCGGCCGATGCAACGCTCCTCCATGAACGGGACGATGACTGGCAGGTGGCGGTTCATTCGACCACCTCCTCGACGGCCTTCCAGAAGTCCGCCGGTGCACGTGACAGCTTGTCGCGCATGTCTTCGTCGTTGAACTCCCAACTGACGTGACCGACCTTCTCATTGACTATGGGCGTGCAGCCACACAGTCGTGACTCGAAGTATACACGCTCGCCTGCCCAGTCCTGCACCGGCTGGTGGAGCATGAACTCGCACCGGCTGTAGTGCTTGACCATCTCGTGCCTTGGGCACCGCTTGATGTACTCCACTCTTTGTGGCGGCAGCGGGATGGCACACTGGCCGATGATGAGGAGGTTGCGGTCCGGGTTCTGACCCAGGTACGTCTCCAGGTCGTGCGGGTTCATCTTCTGCGGCGTGGGAACGATTGTCAGACCACGCTCTCGCTTCATGCCGTGTGCCGGCTTGTACACGTCCACCTCGATGGCCAGGGGAAGCACGACCGACCTGGCAGTGCACTCGGCGCCCAAGGCCTTCTGATAGATACCCTGGTGCAGCGGCGAGATGAACACGACCAGGGCCGCGTCCCGGAACAGCGGCCGCGAGATATTGACACGCCTCAGCTCACGAAGGTCATGCTCGTACTTGACGTACGGTACACGCTTCTCATGCAGCAGCTGGCGGACCGTCGTCAGCTGAGACGGACTGAACTCGAAGAAGTTGTTGACGACAACCAGGTCTGCCTGGCCGAGCACCCTGGTGTCGAACAGGGAGGGAGTGACGCCCACGATGTCATAGCCGAGTTGTTCACCGACCTTGACTACCGCGTAGTTGCTGAGTTCAGCTCCGCCGACCTTCTTGAAGTCCTGTATCCAGGCCACTCGTCGGCCGGCGGAGTTGGGATTGAATCCAGTCGTTCGCTTCAGATACTCTGGTGCGTGGGCCGGTGGTACAGACGGGGTGCGAGCCGCGGCCGCAGATGGCGAACCAGCTTGGTCCGCGCGCGTGAGTGAGGACTGCTGCTCGTCACCATTCTCTGTATCGAACTCCACCAGACCCAGTGAGGCCAGCTCATGGGCTTTGGACTCGTCCTCAAAGAGGAAGTCACCGTAGTGCCTCTTGAGGTCTTCGTCTATGACACGACATCGTATGAATCCTCCACCCATGGAGCCGCCCCCTCCGTGTGCACTACTCCTTACGAAGTAGCATCGTTGAGTATCGCAAACGCCTTCGGCACCGCCGGCTTTCCGTCCATCCGTGCGACGAAGCGGATACCCGTCTCGTCGTACTCGAACCGCGAGTGGATGGAGGTGTCGATGGTCAAGGCCTGACGCGGCGTCCACAGGTACATGGACAGGTCGCCGAGAATCAGGTCACCCTGGCTGCCGAGTGCCGGAACGTTCCGGGTCCGCATGACAGGGTAGCTGACCATTGATGGCGGATGCAAAGGCTGCCCACTGAACACCGCGTAGTCGGCCATGAAGATCGGCCGCTGGTTGTTGTCACGCAGTGCCATGAGCGTGTTCTGCGTCGTCTTCCTGCACATCCAGGTGAGGTCCGTGAAGTTCTCATCCAGTGCGTTGTCCAGGTTGACTACGTCAGGGTACGAGATGGTGCCCGCAGCCGTCCGAGCGATGATGTTCACGCTCGGGTCGTTCACGATTCCCATCGGCTGGCCCGTGCCGCTGCCGGCGATGATGACTCTCTCCATCTCATACTGGAATGCTCTGGTGAACAGGCCAGTGATGTAGTTGGTGATGTTGATCATCGAGTCGGCAATCAGCTCGTCGGTCAGGTAACACAGCCCGATGAGCTTCTGCGCGGTGAAGGTCAGCTGCTGGAACTGCGGCTTCGTCTTGGTCTTCAGCTCGGCCTCGTCCTTCCAGTACAGCGTGATGCCGCCGAAGTACGAACCTGCCGCCTGTACCAGCCGCGGGATCTTCAGCACGTTGCTCGACATCGGCAACTGCCAGACCCGCGAGAGAATCGGTGACTGCTGCGTGGCGAACTCGATGACGGTCGCAGCATACTCGACCGGCACCAGCACTCCGCCGTCCGCGGCAACACCTTCGGACATCCCAGCAGCCTTGTACTCCTCCAGGCACGTCTCGTTGTAGTCCTTGAGATTGATGCCGGCAGCAACCATCTCGTGCGGCTGGAACCTGCACTTCATGATGGTCACGAAGTCCTGCACCTGCTTGGAGAGCCTCAGCCACGGTCCGCCGGCGTGAAGCAACTGCTTGGCCATCAAGATGCTGTTGGCCTTGATACCGGCGCGCCCGTTGAAGCGGTACGACTTGTTGAAGAATGAGCAGTCGACGACACTGTCGCCAATGCCCTGGAGACACTCGTCACCCAGCGAGCTCGTCGGGAAGACGGACTTCTGCCCGGCCTCTTTGATCTCTGCCTTCAGCTCTGCAATCTGCTCGGCCGTCTGTCCCTTCACGGCCTCCACGCAGATCGACTTCAGATCGTCAACAGAGATCTCCTGCGGTTCGTCGGTGGCGACGGGGGTTCCCTGGTCTTTGTCCTTGGGGTCCATTTACTCAACCCGTCCTTTGGCTCGGTCGAGCTCGGTCTTGACCGCGGAGCTTGCTGCTGTCCCCACGGCCTCCACCAGCTCGGCACGTGATTTGATACCAGCAACCTTCACACCGGTCTTCGGTGCTGGTGCTGATGGCTTTTTGTCCACCAGGACGAAGTCCTTGCCCTTGAACTTGGGCTTGTCCTCCGCCTCTGGCTCCTCTGTCGGCGCCGGCGGTTGTTCTGCATCCGGTTCGTCCTCGCCGTCAGGCGTGGTCTCCGGTTCCTCCTCAGATGCAGGCGGCTCCTCCACAGGAGTCGAGGATGGCTCCTCTGCCGGTGGTTCTTCACCAGGTTCCTGGGAGGCCGGCGGCTCCTCCTCAGGTGGCGCGTCTTCTTCGTTGGCTGGTCCGGCGTCTGCGGCGTCTACCATCTTGACGAGGTGCTCCCGGAGGCTCTTGACCCCCTCCTCATCGGCCATGGCCGCAAACTCCTCTACCAGGCCAACTGCATATGGCTCCAGAATGCTGACGAGTTCCTTCAGGAGCTTCTGTGCTTTCTTCACGTCGGTCACGCCGAACAGGGAGTCCACGAATGCGTAGAACACCGTGTGCAGCGCGTTGTAGTTCACCTCAGCCCGGACACGTTCCATGCTCTTCTCGTCGCCACTGGCCGGCTCGAACTTGATGCCCTTGTGGCTCTTGCAGTGGGCCCGTGCCTCGCTGGTGGTCCAGGACTTCTTCGGGTAGCGGAACGCCTGGCGCTTCCACTTGCCGTCCTTCTGCTTCTGATAGATGACGTCGTACTTCTTGCCGTCATGGTTGCCCTCACCGTTCTTGCGCCTGGTCGGTGCGTCCTTGACCGGCTCCATGAGGCGACAGGCGTGCTCGTTGGGATACGGCTTGACGTCGGCCAGGGGAAGGTCCTTCACGCTGACGTCCTCCAGCTCCTCGGCCAGGTTCATCCCGTCGACCAGGACCGCGAAGTCGACCAGGCTCTCACCGTCCTCCGGCTTCAGGTTCTTGGCGCTGACGTTGTCCGGGACACCGACCTGGCTGTACTCGAACAGGTGCCAGCGTGTGATGTGGCGACCACCATTGCCCTTGGGGTTGGGGTTCCACTTCTCTGCGGCGAACCCGATGGACCAGTACGGCATGAAGCCATCCTTCGCCTTCTCAAACAGGCGACGCCCGGTGTTGTCCGGAGGTATCAGGTGCGACCCGTCGTAATACTGGGTCGTGGCAATGAGACCGCGGTGTCCGGCCTCATCCTTGCCTTCCTCGATGCCCAGGCACTTGGCAATCGGCTCGCCGCCCACGTCGGGGTCCTGGCCGTGCTGCTTGAGAACCGAGGGCACGCCGTCGAGCTGCATGCCGCCAGGCTCCATGACGTCCCCGCTGCGGTCCTCCATGTCAGTGCTGATGAAGTGGCGGACGGTCAGATTCGACTCGTCCACGTCCAGCACCTTGACTGCGAAGAACTTCCGCTCCATCAGGGTATCCTCCTTGCCTCAGTCCTCGGTGCGCTGCGTCCAGTGCATGCACCCGAACTCTGCAGGCTTGAATATGATTCCGTTCCACAGGTCCAGCTGCTCCCTGGCCTTGGGCTCGTTGCAGAACCCGTAGTTGCGCAGGTCACAGTTGGCGCAGTTCTCGCAGGTGTGAGCCTTCTCATTGTCCTCGGCCAGGTTGTCCTGGTCCTCGGCAGCCGGCTGCTCCTGCTCCTGGTCCTGACCCGTTGCTGCCTGGTCAGGTTCCTTCTCCTTGTCCTTGTTCCTCCGTCTCCTCATCATACCTCGCCCTCCATCTATAGGTATTACATCCCACCGGCCTTCATCAGCCGGCGTGCCTGTCCGCTGCTCGGTGCCACCGGCTCGTCGCCAGTGAACCACCAGTACGGTGAGTTGTTTCCGCTGTCCACGTTCGACGCGTGGCGCACGTCAATCCAGTTCCCGGCGTAGACCAGGTCGCTGTCACGCACGTTGAAGTTCTGCTTGACCTGGGCGGCCTCGTCGCACCGCACCTGCGCCTGGGTGCCCAGGACACGCGAGCGGATGTTGACGAAGTTCGCTCCTGTGCGGACCGGAGCCTTGCGCCAGATGCTCAGACCCACCTCGTAGACGTAGACCGTGACGTTGGTCAGCACAGCCGTCAGGTACAGCTCGTTGATGTCGTGCTCCGCCTGGAACTCGACGTCACTCTCGAACGT